GCTCGTTGATTAGGTTCTCACTTTGAGGATCAATTACAATGTCATAGTCCTGCATCATGCTGATTCCAAAGTTTACTGATCCCTGTCCTTTGATCGAGGGTTTTATGTTTGACTGCTTTGACAACTCTAAAATAAGTCTTGGCTCTGCCGAGTCTCCTATGATTAAATTGTCTCCTGCAAATGTTTTGTTGAGCTGTGCTATCTGAGAGGTTACTAAGTTCTGTTTGTAGAAGCACTCCTTTGCATAGATGATCTTTTTGTCTTTATCGATCGAAGTTTTTATAAGGGTAGATGGATCGTTCATTCCGTAATCTTGACCAAACACAGATTTAGATACTTCTTGAAACTCGCCTATCTCCCAGTTTTGGAATATTGCCCCAGAAAGTTTCCCAACAGTCCCAAGACCGTAAACACAAAACCAGTTCTGCCAAAAACTATTCCCTTTATCTGCTTTCTCTTTAGCTTTTAATATTTCCTTTACAGCAGCTTCAGGGGCTGCCTCGTTGTCTTTCCAGTTCAAGACTAGCCATTCACTATCTGGATCATTTTTAAGCTCTGTGTGCGCCCAAAATTCATGGGTAGGGTTAAAGTCTAAGAAACAGAAATGACTTGTTCTTACAGATAGCTGTAAAAAGGTGTCATAGTTTCCAATGGTATTGGCTTCGTTCATAAACAGAATAGATCGGCGTGCCCCCCTAATGCGTGATTCATTGTCCACGCTGAAGAACTCTATTTTTGATCCGTTTAAAAACTCGTAGGTTGAAGAGGATTTATTGTAGCGATTAGGAAACCACCTGCCTGTCATTTGCATGATCTTCTTAAAATCACGAAGGCTACCTCTTTTTAAATGTGGGTAGGTCTGCGCTACGACAGAACATTCCATGTGAGGATTTTTAATTAGGTAGTCTATAAGGTAGGCTAGGATTCCAAAAGTTTTAGAAGCCGAAGTCCCTCCCTGTATAATTCTATTCCTCTTGGTCAGCCTCTGAATCTTCTGTATCGCTGTTGTCTTTTTGAACATCTTCAAATAGGGGTTGCTCTGCTATCTGATGCAGGTCAATCGTTTCTTTGGCCATACCGAAGGCAGAGTTCATGATAGCATTGTAAGCTGGTGTGTCTTTGCTTGTAATCGCTTTTGATATTTGAGCAAGTGTCATCCTTTCTTCCAATGTCATTTTTTCTTCCTCTCCAGTCTCAGGGTTAATACCTTTAGTCATGGCAGCCAACCACTTCTTGGCTACTGTTGATCTGTTAGGTGATCCCTTTGGTCTGCCTGTTGCCATCTTATGACCTTTCTTAAAGGGTTTTAAATTATCTTCTCGTGCCATTTTCTCATTATTTTCTCATTATTCCAAAGTTCCAAACACCTCCCAATGCGGATAGTCTGCCATCTTCAAATGGTATTGGATCATCGCAATTGCATAATTCTGATGAGAGGGTTTTAAAGTTCTCTCATAAACATCTAAATAGTAGTCGATCATAGTCTCAGTAGTGATCTGTCTTTTTGCATTTATCATTTGTATCGTGTGTAAGTAATATTTAAAAAAGGAATGTATAAGGCATAGTCTGTACAATCGTGATGATCGTATGTTCTAAAGCCAAATAGGATTCCGATGTATAAGCTTGCTGTAATTTCCCAATCTCTCATATTATTTATTTTTAATTATTTTTTTGCAGAAACAGATAAAACTGCAAATGTTTTGCCTTGATTGCATAGGCGATTTTAAAGAACGTATTCTGTTTTTTGATATGCTTTTCCGTTAATTTTAATCTGTAAATCAGGATCAAGTTTTTGCATCCTGTCTATTATGACTTGACAGTATTTAGGATCAAGTTCCATTCCGTAGCATTTGCGTTTTAATTGATGTGCTGCTACCATTGTTGATCCTCCACCCAAAAAAGCATCATAAACTATTTGATTTTTTTTAGATGAATTTTTTAACGCTTTTTCAGGCAATTCGATTGGCTTTTGTGTAGGATGAAACTTATTTTTTAAATCCTTTTTTAATTCCCACACTGATTTTTCATCAGATGCACCAAACCATTGCGGTGATTTACCTTTTTTGAAAGCATAAATACATGGCTCAAAATTAGGGATGTATTGGCTCATAAATGCTCCTAATCCGCTTTTTACTTTATACCAACATATAACTGCCCTCACACTTAAATTCAATTTTGAAAATGATGAAAATGTTTCTGTTGATTTATTTGTGGAATACCATATATAAAATGCAGCGTGATTGTGAGTAAATATATCAGCATTTTGAAGCGAATCCCTAAATAGATTGGTTAAATCATCACCGTCAAGTTTATCATTTTTGATGCCATCACGTTTTTTTGCATTATGCCCACCCTCATAGGAAACACCATAAGGAGGATCAGTAAAAACCATGTCAGCCTTTTCTCCATCCATTAGCTTTGCCACTTGGTCTGAATCTGTACTATCCCCACATAACAATCGATGCTCTCCTATCTCAATTAAATCCCCCAAAACGACATCTACTTGCAAATCATCAGGCTCATTATAATCATCTTCCTCTGCTTCCTCTGGCTCATCAAACATAGGAGGAAGGTCAAGACCCCAATCATTTAAATCTTCAGGATTCCACTCATTTGCTAGTATGTCCCAATCCCATTCCCCAAAGCCTGAGTTGTCTTTGATAATAAACTCTCTTTGTTTTTCTTCTGACCAGTCAGCTACATCTATCCATATCTCTTTCAGCCCTGCTTCTCTTGCTGCCTTCAGTCTCATGTTCCCACCTAGGCAAACCAAGTCTTGATTAACTACGATAGGCCTCTTCTCAAGCATTTCAGGAAAGTCCTTTAGAGATTGCACCAGCTTTTCGAACTTGATGTCTTTAATCAGTCGAGGGTTGTCAGGATGCGTTCTGACATTTCTAATCTTTTCCAGTCGTTTCATACTTATCAAATTCTGTTTTTAAACTATTGATCATGCTTTTTAGACAGGAAGAGCAGCTAGTAGGAGGCTCGTTTCTATTAAAAATCCTGTTTGATATTTGCAGCAGCATATCTCTCTGGTCAAAACTTTCTAGATTGCCGCCTGTGTAACTTTGAAAAAAGCTGTCTAGATACTCATACTCCCATTGAGTGAACGTACCCTTATATCCAAACCACCTATTTAAAGTGGCCTGTCTGTCGGCACAGCCACAGGAATTATTAGTAGCTTTCTCATATTCTTTAGCAAGCCTGTCTAGTCCTAGATAGCGAGCTGCTTTTTTTACAGTATCTCCAAGACCTTTGCTTTTACTCATAGTAGTCTCCCTTTAATTTGTCTTTTATTTTAACCTTGCACCGCTTCACAGTTCTATAAATTGTAGAGTAGGATATTTTAGTTTTTTTACTCATTTCTGTTTTGTGCATTTTAAACTCATACCGATACAGATCAAATAGCTTCTGGTCAAACCAGTAAAAAGTCTTTACATAGTCATCAACTTTTTTCTGTATGTTATCATCAAACTCTTGATATTTTTGAGGCATTTCAATTAGTCTTTCCTTTTCTCTTTTGGTTAGTTTTTGATAATCAAAAGCCACATATTTATTTTCTTTTTTTAACAGGTTGATATACATTTGCTTAGCCTGCCTATATATTATATACATTTGACCGCCTAACATTCGGTCTAAGTATTTTAAAATTTGATCAGGTTTTTCTATTTTCTCAATCTCTTTATACATTTTTAAATACATATCGTGGGTAACATCCTCATGATACATTCCCCTTTTTTTAAAATATTTTAGTTCTACTTCATAAGCTATTTCTTTGATCTTTTCGTATTGATCATAGATGAGCTTCATGGCTTTATTTTTATCCATTAGGTTTTTTGTTGAGGGCTTTATATTTCTCTATAATCTCAATCAGGTAGAACTTATCCCATTTAAATCTTGACCGTTTAGAAAGATCAATCTTCAGCTTTAGGTTCTGAAACCTTTGTTGACCGATTCTATCTAGAAGGTTATGGCTGTAGTTTATAAGGTTGCCATGTTTGTAGTAATTGCAGGATAGGCATTGACCAAACACATTATCCTCATCAAATCTTACAGAAGGATGCTGTCCTGCTGAGTAATAATGTCCAGCTTGAAGTGTGGTGTGTCGGCCACAGGAGATACATGGTTTCCCTCTGTCTCTGTTTCTAATGTATTTATGGAAATGAGTAACTGCTATCGCCTTGAGTTGGGATAGAGTTTTATCTAAATATTTGTTTTTTGTAGCCATAAATAAATATGGCTAAGTGGTAAGGTAAAGTAAGAAACTATTTTAAAGCCAGTCAAGAGCAATCAATTAACAATAGTGCCAATCTATAAACAAAAAACCCCCCAATGAAGGGGGGCAAACCAAACTAATTAAACAAATGAAAAAATAATCCGTAAGTGGATCAGGCTATTTTTCTAAGCTTATTGCTTTTTGATTTTAAATTATAATTGTAAACCAATATTAGCTCATTATAGTTGTCAGCCTGTGTTGACCAAACGTTTAATTTTTTTAATCTTATATTCTTTAATAATATCTTTTCATCAAAATTTTTATTCTTTAATAGTTTTGTAATGGCTCTAATCATTACTCTTTTTAAGAAGTCTTTATTTTCTATGACAGAATAAATTTTCAGACAAAGATTTATAATTTTTGTTCCTTTTGAAATATCAATTTTATAGCTACCCTGTTTTACATCTGACATAACACCCTTTCCTAAATAATGATAAACCTCACAAATGCAACTAGTAGTAAAAGTGCCTTTATAATTTTTAATTTGCCTTAGCAGTTTAACATAATCTTCTTTGCCCTGTACTGCGTATCTTTTAATCCAATCTAAATCACTGAAGTTTTTTTGAGTTGAATTAATTTCAGTTACACTATGAGAGTTTAGTTTGTTGTCAACTATGTATTTAATAGGAGTGCCTAAAGCTTTAGCTGCTAAAAGCCTATTTTGACCATCAACAATCATTAGCTTTCCATTTGGTTCTTTTGAACACAGTATGGGCTGCATTTGTCCGTAGTTTTTAAAACTTTCTACAAGTTTATTAACATGTTGGTCGGTAGTTTCTCTATTGTCCTTATAAAAATCAAATAAGGAATAGTCAAAAGTTTCTTTATAGTAATACTGCATTGTGTTTTGTTTTAAATTATTAAAATGGTAGGTCATCCTCTTGGGGATCAAGAGACTTAGATTCAGGGATTGTTTCAAATGGCTGATCTTTTTGTGTAACGTTAATTGCTAGCTTAATACATTTAAGCGTAGTGAAAAACACTTCTTCAAGTCTAGTGTTCTGCCATTTTCTTCCATTGATAGCAAAATCACAAACAACCTCATCTAGTTCATTGAATTTATCTAGCTGAGTCATGTTGTCTTTGCCTGTCATTTGTAGTTTGTGGTAATTGTCAAACTTTCCATCTTGTTCGTAGATTACAAACTCTCTAATCCAAAAAGGTTTGTCCTCTGATTTGCCTTTGTTTTGTGCTGGAAATATTTTATAAATAGTTCCTTCGACTGTTGTTAACTCCATTTTTCTAAATTTTTAATTTGCTTATCTATTCTGTGTATTTCTAATTTTAAAATATCAATACTGTGGCCACTTATGTTAAAATGAAAGTCGGTCAGTATTGCATCTTTCTTATTTCTTAATTCAACATATCTTTTCTTGTTTATCTCAATCCTTTCTGCCTCGCTTGTAATTTCCCAGAGAGTGTTTAAGTTACCAGAAAACTTATTTTCTACTTTACCAGCTTCTTTAATTAAACCAACTTCTGCTAGTTCAGTAAATCTCGGATTGACTACGTTGTGCTGCCAGTTCTTTGACCTGCATATCTGCTGAGGAGTACAAGCTCCATACAAAGCAATGATGTTGTAAATTTGTTTTCTTCTTTCAGGTAGCATATCCTGTATATTAGAATAAGCTAAGTTTCTTGTTTGCGTTGTTGTTTTCATTTTAAGTGTTTTTAATTTTATTTATTAGATTATTGTGTTCTGTTATTTTGATCTCCTCTGCTAGATTTGATCTTTTTATTGCATAGCTCTCGAAAAAGGTTAGAATTTTTGGGGTGTTTAAATGCTCGTACAACTCTCCATACTGGCCCCTAAGTATTCCGATGAAAATGAGTGATATATCTTCAAACTTAAAATAGTAGTAGTCTTTGATAATCATTTGTGCTGTTAGAACTATTGAATCCTCTTGCATTGGTTTTGATAAGTTTAGATGTTTATTAAGCCACATCAGCCAAGCGCAAATCAAACCTTCTACAAAGTTGTGGCCATGCTCTGTCCTTACCACAGCAATCGAAGGGAATTTAGTTTTGAAAAGAATATCTTCGATTTTTTCTATTTTGCTAGAGATAATTTTCTCAGGAGTTAAGTTTCTTAATAATATTTCCTTTGAACGAGTCAGAGTATTCTTGGGATTTTTTGCGAGTTGTGTTTTCATATATAGGTTTTAAATATTGAATTGTGTTTTTAAGTTTATTTTTCCAGTTCTTAATTTTTTTATTGTGTCCATCTTTCCAGTTATCATCTATCCATGTATCGTATTTTGATTCTAACTGAAAATGATATTCTGTCGGGTTTTTATTTAAGCCTCTAATAATTTCCAAACCATAGTCTAAAAATTCATTTTTGGTGGGTATATATATACTTCTGGAAATGGAGTTGGAATTGGTATTGGTATTGGTATTGGTAATGGTAATGGAAGTGGAAAGCTTTTTTTGGGTTTTAGGTCTGCCACCTTTTTGACCATTAATTCTCTGCTTTTCTATAAACTCTTCTCTAAGAACTAAGTCTTTGTAAACTCTTTTGTTTACAATAGAATCCCCCTGATCTATAAACTTATCTTTAAGCTCATTTGACATTTCCTCCCATGACTTATTTATAATTAACCCAAGCCTTTTTTTGGGTATTGTTTGGGTTTGCCAGCATACACATATAAGGTCTATATACATCCCCTTTTCTTCATAGGTCATAAGGCTAGTTCCACCCATCCAATCAGACGGAAAAAAAGGCATATATGGATTTTTAGATTTGCTCATATTCTACTTTAGTTTGCTTAATTATTTCTGTCTCCATAATCATTTGTAGCCAATCTCCACAAGTTTCTTCAGAAGCTGAATTAACAAGACTTGTTAGATTATTTTTATTAGGCTGGTGATCTACTTTGCCATCAATTGTGTAGAAACGATCTATAAAAAACCTGGCTTTTTTTCTGAATGCTCGGTCTTTTAAGTAAAGGTTATCATATTGTATGCAGGCGTGTCTAACTGTAGCGTGTTCTCTGCTTAAAAAATGACCTACTCTAGTTAAAGAAAAGCCTAAATTATAGCAGGCGTGTTTACAGAATATTTTATCTAAATCAGCAGCTTCTCTTCTTCTACCTTTTTGTCTAATATCAATCTTTTCAGAGCTTAAGATTGCTTCAGAGTACTGCTTGAGAATAGTTTCTGTCGCATTTATTTCGGTCTCAGAATAGGACTGACCTCTTTTTTCAATACTTTTACCCATAGCTTTATATTTTTAGGCTCAAAAGGGAGGTAGTTAATACCACTTAGCCTGTCCTCCCTTTTAAACTTTGGTTAGCACTATACTTGATTTGTTATATTTCCACTTAGGAAGCTTTCTTATTTCTCCTGATAGTTTACAGGCGAAGTGATGGTCAGGCTGTACTTCTGTAATACCTTTGTCTAGGCCGATTAGAGATTGTTTTAAATATGCTTTCATCTCATCAACATCAGCTTGCGCTTTAGTAACCTCTTCACATTCTGTAAAGTCAACTGTGCGTGATCCTTCTCTTGCTTTTATTTGATAGTCTCCGTAAACATAAACCCCCGTACCTATCAACTCCTCTTTTGCTTGTTCTTCTATTTGAGTTAAAGCAGACTTAAACTCTTTTTCTAGTTGCTTGATTTGAAGAGCTGCAAATGTGGCTGGAATGTTTCCCTGTTGTACTTCATGCACAACCTTTTCTAGAAACATTTTACCTGTTCTCTTTTGTGTTATAATCTCGGCCTCTCGGTTTGTAGGCTGATGTGCTTTTAGTTTTACTGCTTCCATAATTATTGAGTTATCTCTTTTACAGCTTTTAGCTTTTCTTTTACATCATTTGGCAAATCATAGTTTTCGTCTATATATTCAAACGAATACTTATCATTTCCAATACTATCGATCATGCCTGTAAGCATATCCTCAGTAAAAGGCTTTTTAACTTTTGCCTCTTTGTTTATCATAGCATTTTTAACCTCCTCATAAGAAGCAACCGAAGTATCTATGCCTATCCCAAAATTTGACAACGCTCGACCCCATGCAGAAGTTTCACAGTTTTCAACATGAGAACCTTTATTTATAAAAGTTGATCCTTGAACCTCTTCTGCTAATCCTGTTGCTCGAGCCTTATCGTTTTCATCTTTAATAGTAGCTAAAACTAAAATGGTTTTATCTGTTTTTTCAACTACCTCTGATGTTAGAGAATAGTTTGGGTAGTTTTTTCTAAAATGTTTTAGCTTTTCGTTTACCTGAACGTATTCTTTGCCTTTGATGTTTATAGTTTGCATTGTGTTTTGTTTTAAATTATTCTTTTATATAACTGTTAATTTTCTCTTTATTAAAGACAGTTCGGCCACCTCTTTTTAAAGGTTTAAGCCTTCCGTTTTCAATATCTTTTTTAATGTGATAAGGAGAAAGGCCTACTATCTTACTGACTTCGCTTAAAGTGTAAAACTTATCAATATTGACTAGCCCTTCGCTTCCTAGCTTTTTGTCAATCATGTCAATCTTTTGAGTTGCCAGATTAATGCTGTTGACTAAACTCTCTAATTTTTTTTCTAATTGATCTAATGGCTCGGCCTCAAAGTTTTTTCTGCTCATTATACTGCTGTTTTAATTTTTACTAATTCCCTAACCTGTGTGTGCTGTTTTTTATTTAAAAACATCTCATTATTTTCAGAATCATATAGAGAAATAAAAAGAAAGATTTTCTCTGTAGAATGGTGCTGCTTATAATGCTGCTCGGCTGATCCGCTAATAATTAAAGAATAATCATCAAGATCAATTATAGTGTGCTTGTAATCAACCTTGACTTTGTTTTCAGAAGTAAAAGTTTGATTATCATCTACTTGAAGTTGAATTTTGTTAATAGCTTCTAAACAACTTTTAATTTTTCTAAAGTGATTGTGTGTCATTTTTTTTACTTTTATATTAATAATGATTTAACAATAGTAAAATTAGTTTTATTATGATTTTACTTTTTGTAATATTAAAAGAAATTAATATTATTTTTTCTTTACAATATCAAATATATAATAAAATATTAAAAGAATTATAAAAAATTATAAAAATATTTTAAAATGAGTGAAAACGTTTCTACTCAAAGCTTAAGACTTAAGAAATTTATTGCTGAAACAGGCTATTCTGTTTTTGAGTTTGGCAAACAATGTGGTATTCCTTCTTCAAAAACTATGTCAGACATAATTGTAAAAGGTAAAGTGCCTTCGCCAAAGGTTTTAGACAAGATTATTAATAGGTTTCCGCAGCTAAATCATGACTGGGTTGTTTTAGGCTATGGCGAGATGATAGTTCAGGGTATGCAAAAGCAGCCTGCGACTTCAAATTCTTTAAAAAAGTCTAGAGATGCTTCTTATGAAAACATACAAGAGTATCTAGAAAATCATGACTACGCTTTAAACTATTTGGCTAATAAAATCGAAAAAGCTCTTTTATCTTCCACTAAAACATTTCAGCAGGTAAATGATAGGCTGACTGTATTTGAAGAAAAGATTGAAATTGTTAATACAGAAGTAAAACAAAACTGGGAAAAGTACAAAGCCAAAATAGATAATGACCTTGGAGAGTTTGCTAAAACATTAAAAAATGAATTTACTGCTATTAGAGAAGATAGTCTAGCAGCTAGAGCAGAACGCTTTAAACTTACAAATGAGCTAGATGATAAAAGGCTGAAGTTTTTGCATGATAAGTTTGAAGAGGTCAAGGCTGATTTAAAAAGTAACTCTGATGCTAACACAAAAAAGGCTATTGAATTTGTTAGTGAAATTGGAAACTACAAGAAGCACTCTAATCCCAAGCCTGAGAAATAGTTTTATTTAATCTCTTATCAAATCTTATATAACCCTGAAGCGTTTTAAGGCTTTTGATTCCCGTTACTTGCATAATTAGATACTCAGGCACTCCCTTGTTTAAAGACAGCGTTATAAACGTCCTACGAGCTGTGTGAGAGGCTATCATCTTCCACTTAGGTACATCCTTAGAAACCTTCTTTGATCCGTAGAATTTATCTACCTGAATGGTTTCATCAAACCCAGCGATCTTACAAATGTCTTGCACAGCAATGTTAAACTTTTGACTTGCGATAGTTCTAAGTTTCCAGTCATATTTGTCCAATATTGTTTTTAGTTTTCTGCTAAGAGGGATATAACTGAACTGCCCTGTCTTTTTGGCTCTGATCTTTATATTATCCCCCTCTATGTATTTTTTATTGAACCTAGAGTAGTCCGAGTAACGTTGGCCTGAGTAAACACCAATCAGAAAAAGGTCTCTATAATAGTCAAGCCTCTCGCTGAGTTCTACCTTTGTTAAAATTTCTAATTCCTCTTCAGTCAGAGAAACATGAGATGTCTCCCTAGTTTTCACCCTTACTTTTTTAAAATCCATGTTTACCTGGTAGCCGCTTACAATACACCAGTTTAAAAAGCTTTTAAAGAAGCCTAGCTTTCTCTGAAGGGTATTGTCAGAAATATCCTTTTCTGTTCTTAGGTAGGCAATAAAGTCCATAAAAAAAGCATTGTCAAAGTCTTTTAGGTAGTAAGTCTTTTTAGCTTTCTTTTGCATGGCCATTATAGCGGTGTGGATTCTAGTGTACTTTTGATAAGAATCTTTCTTAACAGAATCACTTTCTTTTTTTTGCTGTATGTAAATCTCAAAGTAGTCAGAGTAAGTTAGGGTCTTTACTGTTTGAGCTAGTTGGAAATGTCTGTCAAAGTTTTTTTTAACTATTTCTTTTGTAAGGCTTTCCTTGTATTTAGATTTAAGAACATCAAAAGCTTGTTGGTATTCGTTTAGTTCGTAGGTAATCTTTCTGTTTGCCTCTCCTGTTTTCCCTCTTCTAGCTTTTGGTCTTTGTGTTTTTAAATTCCACTCCGATCTGTCTATCTTTATTTTTGTGGAGTATCTGTGCCTCTTAGATTTAATCCAGTAATTAAACAAAACAAATCCTTGATGCAAATAAAAACTCAAAGAGACACTTTTAGAGACACCTCAAAAGTATTAAAAAACGATTAAAACGATTAAAAAAATAAAAAGGATTATATTTATTGAGGTAATTGTCCTGTTTTTATGAATTTTTTACTGTATTTAGTTTTGGTACGAGTCCCTCTTTCTCCGCTTAATAAGCTGTTAACCCCTATTAATACTAGGGGTTTGTTTTTTTAGAGACAGTTTTAGAGACAGTTTAGCTAAAAGTTAAAAGATTTTCCTTATCTTTGAAATAATAATAGTGACCGTCAAGAAACTATTATTTCTAAAGGGACATCTGTTTTGCGACTGTGTGTCCTTTTTTTTTAGAGCTTCATAAGGCAGTTAATTGCAGTATGACCTCCTAAGACAACTCCACATCCTATGGCTTGCTTTTTAAAGTGCTTTGCATAAGCCGCAGCATAAGCACTAGAATCTATTCCACAGCCTACTTGCATTCCAAAAATACGGAACTTTCTGCCAACCATCCATTCGGTGTAAGCCTGTGTGTGAATGTGCCCCTGTACAGTTGACATCATATCATTCTTCCCTTTAGTCCTAGCTGTGCCACCCTCTCCATGACAGTACTGAACATCGTCATAGACAACTCTCTCTACCCAGTCCCAATTAGTTCCTAGTATTTCATTGTAAGACTTGATCCAAGCCCTAGGAATGGCAGAATCAAAAGCCTTTCTCATTATAATTCTATCATGGTTTCCAATACACACATCAGCCACAGGAAATTCTCTAGTCCATTTTTGAACAGTATCAATTGCTCTCTCTAGCTCATGACCACCTCCGTAGCCATCAGGATCAGTAGCATGGAACGAAGAGTAGTGGTTATCTATTATATCTCCTATAAAAACTACCTGATTGCAGTTCCACTCAGAATAGGTTTTTTTGCAAAAGTCAAAGTAGCCATCTAATTCAAAAGGACAATGCAAGTCTCCTACGACTAAAATTCTTCTCTCGTTCTTAGTAATGTGATTGTAGGCTGCTAGCTTATTGCCTGAAAGTCTTGTTCTTTGTTCAAACATTATCTTCCCTGTGAGTTGTACGGCTTTTTGTAAAGCTTAGAAGTCTTTAGACTAGATGATTTGCTTTTAGCATGGACACCCTTTCTTTTAACTTTTACTTTTTTGTAGTATGTAGAAACCTGCTGCTTTGCCATTAGCTAGTTTTGCCTTTTAGTTTTTCAAATGTTCTAAGTCCACCTAGACCGAGCATTCCCATTAGCACAGTAAACAAAGGCTCAGTTTCTAGGACAGGAAACTCAGTATCTGGATATATTGTTTTAATAATTGGAAAGGCTACAAAGTGATAAGCAAAAGCCAGAGAGCATACCCAGCCAACGGAAGGCCGCCAGCCACTAACAAATAGACTGCGATGTTGTGCTTCAATTTCATTAATTTTAGCTTGAATTTCTAAGATTTGGTTCGGGTCTAGTTCTTTGCCTTTTATGGCTTCTCTAATATCTAAAGCGAGTCCACCTATTGCAGACTGTCCTTTAGATTTTCCTCCCAATAAACCAAGTAAGGCTTTAAGCATAATGTTGATCCTACTGTATTAGTAAATCCAAATGACATCGGATGACTTTTGTCCTCCGTACTGATCGCTGTCATTATCGACATGGATGAACCCTGACTTTCCTGATATACCGATCCTATTAAATCCTGCTTTAATAAGGGCGTTAACGATATTAATCCTGTCCCTTGAGGTTGTGGCCTGTATATCTGCCGCCCTTCCGTATAGATGAGAGGACTTAATTTCTGGCTTGCCAAGATTTTTGTATATGGCTCGATTTTTTTCTGGCGTGCGATACCCCGAAGTGATTTTAAAGGGTGTCCCATTACTGTAACCTCTAGCTGTGTCGAGCATCCTAAGAAAATCCCTATCCATGTGCAAAACAGCAGAGCCTTGATAGTCAGGGCTGTCAAATTCCTCAATATTAAAATATTTAAGATTCATTCTCGCATTCGTTTTTACAACCGCACTTGCCGCTTTTGCAGTCATCGTAGTTAAGAGACTTATTTAAAAGTATTCTGTCAATCGTATCGTCTTGAACCTTGATGAGCATTTCTTCTAATTTGTCTTTTGCCATTACAAGCTGTTCTACTTTGCTTTCTAAAGAGTCGTTTTTACGCTGTAATTCTAT